GACTTCCACTATTGTGGACTACATATTTTTGCTGTTATTATTTAGTGAAAAATTAAGGCCATTTACAAGAAATTTAGGCGAAATTTCAAAAATTAATTTGTTTTTATATTTGGTTTATTTGCCACAAACGCAGGAGTGTGACCATCAAAACCACCACCAAGATTCAAATGTTTCATCATTTTTCTTGCCTGTTCCTTTGTGTCAGCGACATAGACGTAATGACCCGTCTGCTTTTCCTCAACAACATAACTTCCACCGACTTCAATAGTGCTGTAATTAACTGCCATGACCCATCTCCTGAATACATTTACGAATTTCGTTAGTGATTAGTTCTTTACAATAGGAACACTCTGGCGTCCATGCAAGCATATTAAGAACCTGTTCTTCAGTTGGTTCTGTTCCATAATTTAGAACCGCCTTGATGTCAACAGTATCAATATAGTTACAGGAACATACAATCATCTTATTCTCCCTGTGACATTGCTACTGCTCTATGATAATATCGCTCATAGATACCCAATCGGTCTTCCTCGGAATAACAATCAGGAATAGGAAATCCTTTTACTTTTATCCAAATATCATCTGCCATTTTTAATTTAAATTTCCTATCATTTTCTTCAATAATATTTTGAAACACATCAGCTGCTGCTTGTTCAATTATATTATTATCCACCCATGAAGGTATACCGATTAGTTCTTTTATTTCGTCGGTTGTCATTGTATTACTTGAAGCCCTCGAACTTGGACCTGTCGAATTTACTCCTTGGTTTGTGTCGTTCATTTTCCTCCTCCATGAACTTGCCCTTATCCATCACTGGGCGATCATCTACTAATCCTTCCTGCGCTGATTGATCTACGTCATAAAGACGCATCTTACTACGATCAATCCCAACAATAAACCTACGATTAGATCCAGGATCAGAATAACGATTCTTCAACTGTTTAACCATTATTTGATTTAATGATTCCAGTTCCTCTGAAGAAATAAGAGCGAACATAAAATCAGCAGTTGCTGGCAGACCAAAAGATTCTGATGTGTCCTCCAATCCAACGTCGCTGTTAGAATATCCTGAGCGAGTGGTTTGCGTTGCTGAGACGATTGGAACATTGTGTTCAACGGCCAATCCTCTAAGTTCTTCTGCGATAGCTTTAACCAAGGTGTAAGAATTGACATTGGATCCATGTTTAATCCTCGATGATAGACAAATATTTAGATAGTCAATGTAAATAATGTCAGGTATAAAGTTCTTCTTGATCTTCAATTCATTAAGAAGATGACGGAAGTTTGCTGAACCAGCACAAGCAGTAGGATATTCCTTGATGATAAGTTTACCAGTAATCTTTGACTTTAACTTATCAATCTTAACATCATAAGATTGCTTGGGTATCATCTCTAGTTCATCAACAGCAATATCTAGTAGGTTGGCATCAATTCTTTCGGCAATACGTTCTTCTGCCATTTCGAGGGTGATGTATAAGACGTTATTGCCTCTTGAGAGATTGGCGGCTGCACAGTGACACATGAATAGACTTTTGCCAACTCCGGTTCCGGCGAGGGCAATGTTGAGGGTTTTGTTGGGAAGACCACCGTTTGTGATGACATTAAAGTAGTCGAGATCAAATGGCACTCTCTTTTCTTTTCGATGGTAGAACTCATAGCGTTCATCGGCATCATCAATAAAGTCATGGCCAATGTGAGTGTCAAAAGAAACTGCCAGGGCATCTGTAAGAATTTGTGGAATAGAACCTTTAGAGATAGAACCATTTTTCTCATCCATAATTTTAATAGACTTCATGATGCCAAGATACAATGCTTTATCTTGACAAAACTTTTCAGTCTGATCAAGCAACCAATCCAACTTAGAATCAGTCGCCTCAAGAGAAGTAATAATCTCTTTTCCGTTCTTGAATGTATCATCATTCAATCCATCTTTATTAGATAGATCGATTGCTAGTGCTTCAATACTAGGAAAAGAGTTATACTTTTTTACATAGTCATCTACTAGATCAAATACAACACGCTCTGAATAATCCTGAAAATACTCTGCCTTTAGAAAAGGAATAACCTTTCTAGCATACTCATCATTATGTAATAGATTAGATAGGATTACTCTTTCAATGCTCATTTATTCTCCTCAGTCCTCATCATTATAAACTAAACTGCCTTCAGTGTCAAGCGAATACTTGCGTTTGATATATGCAGCGAAATCTGTTTTCTGAAATAGAGTTACCCAAAAGTCTCTATTGTCCACGATTTCATTCGCTCGATAGTTCTTTCCATCGATTTCACCAGTCGTGCGATCCACAACGGCATACCACCCCACTTTTGGCTTAACGATATAGCCTCCATCAATGGCCACGTCAAGAAGACCACTCCAACGATTAATCCCGCCCTCATAATTAACAGTGATTGGGATTTTAGATTTTTCGCGTACGTAACGAGACTTTTCCACATTGATAACAAAGTGATAACCAGAGATTTCTGTTCCATCTTTATCCTGCTGCCTTCCTAGAATCCAAATATTGTCAGCGCCATAATATGCACCAGTTCCACCACCAACTACTGCCTTGGGGAACATACCAATTTCCATATACGTATGATTAACAGCAACCAAAGGAATATCCTTTAGTGTAAGATGCGGTGTAATCATACGGAACAATGACTTTAGCTGCTTGGCACGTGACATGTCAGCAACTGATTTCTCATTCATAGCATCTTCAACTTCCTTCTTTGAAGCTAGATTACCAATAGAATCTACAATGATAAGAACCTGATCTTCTCTCTGTAGTTCCTTCAGCTGCTTCATAATATCAAACTTCAGTTCTTCAACATCAGTAATTGGTGTATGAACAACCGAGTCAAGAGGAATGTTAAACTTATTAAAGTATGACTGTGGTGTTCCAAACTCTGAATCGTAAAATAGAATAACGCCATCAGGATACTTCTTTAGGAATGATGATGCTAGAAGCAAAGCAAATCCAGTCTTGAAGTGCTTTGATGGACCAGCAAGCATTGTCAGACCAGGAGTAATACCTCCATCAACAGAGCCAGACAATGCAACATTAATCATTGGCACTGGCGTAGGAATCATATCCTTCTTAGTATAAACCTTACTATCTGTTAATGTTGATGTAAGATCAATTGTAGAATTTTTAATCAACCGTTCTTTTAATGACATAATTAACCCTCTATAAGTTTATCCATTTTCTTAATAAACGCATCAATCTGTTTTATACGAGCTTTACCTTCCCACTTTATTATATCCTTATCTGGGTTCTTTTTCAAGTTATTAAGCAAAGGCATAATCATATCTCTAATTGTAGCTGCTTTATCATTTACTTGTGTAGAAACTTCTACTTTTAATTCGTCTTCGGAAGTAAATCCGAAATCCCATTCTTCTTCACTCATGAGAAAAATTCCTCCAACGTTGATTTTGGTTCTGTGTTCCATCCTATCACAGATGTAATAGAATTTAACGGTTCGACAAATGCTTTTTGAAATTGCGTTTCGCGATCAATATACTTATCAAGAAACATAAGTTCTTCTGGTAATTCATCAGGCGCAGCAATGACAGTGTCATGCATAGGATTAGGTGTTTTCAGATAAGCAAACTTAATCTTATCGCCATCTGAGATCTCTGCTACATTATGAATGGTATTATTAGAAATAAACCTATTGAATAGCAATGCGCCCTTTACATGAATTGGTGTTCCAGAAGCATAGATATCTTTCTTTCTATAATACTTTTCCATACCTTTGACGCCACGAGGAAAGGCTACCTGTTCAAATGGTAGAGTCATAAACTCATTATGAAAGTCAGAAATAAATTTATGCAATTCTAATTCTGTGCCATTCATAATTATACCAAGAGCCTTAACAATATTGTCTCGACAAACTACTGGAGTTGATGAACGAACAGCTTCAATGCCTTGCATTTTAATTTTAGGTTCATTATACTGAACGCCTTCAACGTTCCAAGCATTGAGGATATACATCTTCTTTGCCTTCCAGATGCCTTTGTTAGCGATAGTTTCACGCTTCATTTGCATTTTCTGCTGATATGCATTCATATATGTTGCTAGTTCTTGATAACATCTGTCAATATATGGTTGTATCTTTTGTTCGCAAAACTGATCTATTGTATTAACAATTTTTAATTCATCATGCTCTTCGCCAAGAAAAGCATTAGAAACCAGTTCTTTCATTTCAACATAGATTGAATCAGTATCAGAGGCGATAACATAATCTTTATTCTCTGTCTTCATTGCCTTGTTCATAAACTCATTCATCTTCTTCTCAATCCAACGGATTGAAAGCTGACCAGAGGTTGTGATTGCTTCGGCATGATCAAAGTTAAACCAGCGGAAATATTGATTCGCCAATGCGCCATAAGCAGAGTTTAGCTGGATCTTTTTGGCCATCTGCATATTATGATAACGAGAAATTAGCTTTTCATCTTCCTCATTCTTATTATTCTCATAACGCTTCTTGGCCTCAAGCATCAACTTCTTATATTTTGTGCGGTCATTATACATCTTTTCCATAAGCGCAGGGAGGAAACCCTGTTTATGTTTAAAGTATAAACAACCATTAGCAGTAATAGCACGTTCTGGATACTGGCTATTATCAAAATTAGATTCCAACAAAGAGTCAATTGATGGAAACTGATGACCAGGAATTCTCATATGAAACGTCTCAGGACTAATGTTATACTGCATGATAAGATGTGGATACAGACTGTTCAAGTCAAATGATACAACCCACCTACTCAAACCAATCTTAGGTTCCTTGACGAAACCACCAACCAGAGAGTCGGTCATTCTTTGCTTTGTCATGAAAGGAATAACAATATTCTGCTCAAGAAGATAATTATGGATAATAATATCCCATGGACGCACAGTTGTCATAACATCGTTATAATTAACTTTGGCGTCATATGCCATGGCCATAACCTGCTCTAGAAACTTCATCTTATCATCAAGACGATCAACTAGAACGCAGTCATGAATATTATACTCAATAAACTTTTGATGATTGTTTTTATACAATTCTAATAGATTACCATATTCAGAATAATCAATCTTCTTCTCGCCCAGTTCAATCTGAGCAATGTAATCTAGTTTGTATGATGGTTGGTTACCAAATGTAAACTTACGATACAGTTGGTAATAATCAAGAACAGTAATTCCTGCTGGTGTATAACTCTGATTTTCTTTACCACGAAACTCTACGATCTTCTCGTCCAGAATACGCCATGGAGATAGTTTCTTAGCTTCAGCTTCATTAAATAAAACTTTGATCCTATTAACAATATACGGAATATCAAAGAACTCAATGTTCCATCCTGTTACAATGTCAATGTCTAGTTTGTTCCACCCGTCGAGAAACTGTTGGACAAGTTCATATTCGTCTTTACACTTAATGTAGTAAGTATTAGGGTCGGTGCTGGTAAATTCGCCACAACCAAAAACAAAGTTACGATTACGGCTGCGAATAGTAATCGCCGTAAGTGGCTTATCAGCTCTTTGAATGTCTGGGAAACCTTCATCAGCAGCGCACTCAATATCTATTGTTGCGATTCTAATTTGTTTAGGATCATAGTCAATATCTCCCTTAAACGCATCAAAGATATAAAGGTATGGCCATGTTGTTAGACCATAGATGTCCATGTTTGAAACATCTTTATATCTTTCAATAAAATCTTTTGCTTCGTAAATAGAATCAAACTCTAGTTTCTCAACTGGTTTGTTGTCTAGAGTTTTATACTTACCATTTGATTTGGGAATAAAAAGATAGGGATGATAAGGGATCTTATCAGTGTATCTAATCCCTTTATCATACCCTCTAACGTAAATATAATTTCCACGCTGAAATACGTTTGTGTAAAATGATGCCATTAGTCCTCCAAAAAGTGCCATCCGGACATAATTGTCCCACAGATGCAATCATACTATTATGAATGGGATTGACTAAAAAGTCAATCCCTAACTGGAATTTTACCATCCAGTAGATCAAGAATTTCTTGACCAGAAAGCGTTTCATATGTTAGAAGCCCATTAGCAAGAGTATCTAACTGCTTTCTCTTCTTAGTTAGAATATTCTTTGCAGTAGCATATGCATTATCAAGAATCTTCTTAACTTCAAGATCAATAAGTCTCTGTGTTTCTTCAGCAACCTTTGGTCCATGAAACACGTCAGCATTAGGATCAGTATATGCAACATTACCTAATGGTGAGAAACCATACTGAGTAACCATAGCACGAGCAATTCTACTTGCCTGTTGAATATCAGCAGCTGCACCAGATGTAACATTATCTGAACCAAACACTAGTTCTTCGGCAGCACGTCCGCCCATTGCCATAGCCAGATAAGCAATCATTTCCTTATAAGACTGAGAAATCTGATCACGTTCTGGTAGAGACTGAACCATACCCAGTGCACGCCCACGAGGAATAATAGTTGCCTTGTGAATAGGAACAGAACCTTCCATATTCAGAGAGACAAGAGCATGTCCGCCTTCATGATAAGCAGTCATCTTCTTTTCTTCTTCTGACATTAGAAGAGATCTACGTTCTGCTCCCATGAGAATCTTTCT